AAAAACTCCATACAAAAATCTAGGCAAAATGTGAAAAATACCTAGAAAAATAAATGTAATTAAGTTTTTTACCTCGAAAGCCAATTCTTTACATAACAAAGAATTAAGTAAAAAGTAATCGGGATGACAGGATTTGAACCTAACCTAGCGTTTTACAGGGTTTGTCCCGATTTATCGGCAGAATTTCAAAAAACCTAAAAACTAGAAACAATTATAAAGCAAAAAGTTATTATGTCAAAGCCGTAATAAAATAAGAAAACAAAAAAACGCGATAATAAAATAAGAAGATAAAAAAAAGCGATAATAAAATAAGAAGAATTTTGAATAAAAAAATGTCTGAAAAAAATTGACAAGCGTGGCATTTGATACAAAAAAACAAGTATAAAAATAAATACTATTTATAGATTGAAATATAAAAAAAGAACGGCAAGAGTTATCGCCGTTCTAAAAATGCTATTTTTTGGGCTTCAATTTCTGATGATTTATTCTTTTTTATTTCTGTGAAAGCGCATCAAGAATCACTTTCTTTGCTTTCTCAAAAGACTCCTTCTCGACATTGTAATCAAGCTGGCTTCTTAGTTCCTGCTCTGCGACCTGTTTCTGTGTATCATCAAGAATAGACATTGTTGAGTTGATAACATCTGTGGCGAAAAGAGAGGCTGCCTGTTCAGCAAAGCTGTTAGACTGTTTGAATTTCTCCACTTCTTCAGTAAGATTTCCGTAGTCGCAGCATATGCGGATATTCGGATGTTTCAAGGCAAGTCCATTTAAGGCTGGTAGAATCTGGTTTACATCACCCTTTACATTTGAAAGATAGAAGTATTCATCCTGTCCTTCTGGCTCGAAAATCTTTGTGTAGCTTCCACGGAATGTTACTGGAGAAACATAAATTCCGTCTATGTCAGCACCTTTTATATTGAAGTAACTTATTGTACGCTCAATCTGTGCAATGCAGTTCCAGTTTCCGCAGACAACAACAGAGGTAAGACCAAAAGCACGCTCTATTAGAATATCCCATACACCTTTCATCTTTCTGCCAGATTTTGTCATAGGATAATTCGCAAGGATTCCTCCTGTTCCGATACCTGCCTGAGTTACAAAGATTATCCTGTCAGGATTCTGTTCTGAGATGATTTTTGCGACAAGGCACTGGAGATACTGCAAATCCTCGTCTGTTGTCAGGTCTGAAAAGTTCCGGCAGAATCCGTACAACTCTCCGCTGGAATTGTCAAGGAACGGATAAGTTTCCTCCGTGTTCACTATGCAGACTTTTTCTCCAAGTTCTTCCTCATAGTATTTTTTCACTTTTAGAGCAGAGCTGAATTTTCCACAGGCTGAATTTGTTCCAACGACCATTGTGATTTTTGTTTCAGCCAAGAAGCCTGCCTGAAACTGTCCGTCGTATTCAGAAAGTTCTTCCAAATCATTTTTTGTTATAAACTTATTCAGGCTGTTTTTATAGTTTCTTGCAATGTCATCAAATTCTTCGCTGAACGCATTTCCAAGATAAATCTTCTTTCCGGCTTGCTTTGCCTTTTCTATTCGGGCAAGAACAGTGTTGATTTTTTCCTCGGCAGCTTTTATATCTCCCCAGTTGCCAAGAATGAAAGGAATTGACATAAATGTAACATAGCAGTCGCACCATTCAAGAGCCTTGTCAAAATCAACAGTAAATTTTGTACGCCTTGAATCATTGTCATCTGTGTCCTGCAATACAATCTCTCCATCTTTCAGAAGATAGTTCGTTGTGTTCACAAAATCCTTCCCCTCGATATTACACTCCATCGGGTCATAGAGAAGATACTCGTCATCTTTCTTTAAGTTCTTGTACTGTCTTGCAAGTGAGCCGACCTGCTTATCTGTCAAGTCAATAAGATATTTCATATTTCATTTTCTCCTTAATTGCATATTCTTGCAGAGCAAGTCTTGCATAAATCGCAGGCGAATTTTCCTGCCGTATAATTGTCGTGAAGATACGCCATAGCCTTATCGCTGTGAAGAATATCGAGCAAATCCTTGTATGTGAAAGGTGAATAATCGTTTACATTCGCAAGAACTGCAAACGGCTTTCTGTACATTCCTGTACACGGATATATATTTCCAAGGCTGTCTATTGTAAGTGCCTGAAAGAGATTGTCGCAGTTATTGAACGGAACATAGTCGATTTTCTCTTGTTCACAGAAAACATCGACTATGTTTTCTGTAACGTGCTGCGAATATTTTCTGATATATACAGGAATTATTCCGCTGTCCTTTATCGCTGTTATTTCTGGAGCGTCGGAATTTGTTGTTACTGTCTGGACTTGATAGCCGACTTCCTTGCAAAGTTCTGTTATAAAAGCAAGCGTCTTTGTGTACTGCTCATCTGTTATGTACGGAAAACTGAATGTGGGCGGATATTTCAGTTCCTTCAGATAGCGTCTTATGTTTCCAACGACAGTTTCAAAAGAGCCTTCGCCTTGCAGTCTGTTCCAGCTTTCTTCATCCCAGCCCCAGATTGAGATTGAAAGATGATAGCTGAATGTAAGAGAATTGAGCGTTTCTATGAATCCGTCGGGGATGAACCTTGCGTTCGTGTCCTGTGAAACAATCATTCCTGCCGTATGGATTTCCTCCATGTATTTTACAATGTCATTAACATACGTAATGAGCGTCATCTCTGCAAGGCATGACGGATAGATTTTCTTTATACGCAAGCCTTGGATTGTAACATTCAGAATTTCCTTTACCTTCTCAAGCGGCATATCAGGCTTGTTTATAATCTCTCCGCAGCAGTCCTGACATTTTGCATTGCATTTTGAGTTGAATGTAAGGGAGGCGTAGTGCATCCTGTATTCTGGTCTTGAATTGTAACGTGGGTGAATTGTTTTCATATTTATTCCTCGCTGTCTGTTGTTCCGAATGAAAGGTATGTGTTGACTGTAAATCGAGATACAACAGTGTTTACCCTATTAGTCCTATCTCTCAAGCCTATTACAAGATGCGTGGTAGGGTCGCCACCAAATGAACTTGCCCTGAATCTTACCTGAACAGACAATGTTTTTGTTGTAGAACCGTTCATTGGAATATCTGGATTGCTTACAAAAGTGTCAGTCCAAAGCCCTGAGTTTGATACAACTATAAAATCGTATACATTGGTGGACGGAGCCGTTACCTTGACGCTTATGGTGTAAATATGCTGCTCCCAATGGTAGATAGTCTTTCCGCTATATGTTGTTTTCCATACATTTGAAGAAGAGTATGCGTAAGCCCAGCCGGACGCACTGAAATTGATTTTCCACTGTGCATAAAGGCTAAGTCCGTTGCCTGAGTATTTTGCACCAGCATTGTAAGAAGTTCCGCTTCCGTCTGAGGATGTGTTCCAGTTTACAAATGAATATCCGCTTCTTGTGAAGCCGTTCGCCTTGATTGTTACACTCTCGCCGTCATCAGGATAGAATGTCTGCGAATCCATTGAGCCGCTTCCGCCGTTGGATTTGTAGGAAACAGTGCGTTGATATACTTGCGTTAAACTTTTTGCACAGTAATAAGTTTTTCCGTTTTTACGGAAACAGATTGTAGGGGCGGAGTTGTCAATGTATCGCCGAAAACTGCCGTTGTCTTTTACCCTGATTTTTGTCCCTCTGTCTGCGGAGGCAGGAACCGGATAGCTATACTGGCTCGTAAACATAAGATAATCCGGAGAAGATGAAGAGCCGTTCCAGTTGTCATTGTACAGCGAATATGTTTTGTTGTTATATCTGAACTTTATTCCCATATCAACCTATCCAAATATCGCCGTTTGTATAAAAAGTTGGAGCCGTCGTCCTGATTCTGTATGCTACATCAGCAGTAGCGGCATTTCCTGTACAAGTGCCAGCAGAGGCTGCGCTTTTGGCTGATGTAGCATACTTTACGCTTTTTTCTGAATCTTTTGTATTGTCCACTTTATCAAGCCCGATTTGTGCCTTTGTTACTCCGTGCGGATTACTCTTGTTTGACGTGTGGGTTTCCAAAGCTGATTTGTCCGCTTTTCCGCTCAAATCAACGCTGATTTCGTTGCTGTCTGAAATGTTCACGTTGTTTCCGGCGGTGTACTGCAAGCCGTTGTTTATCAGAAATTCATTGGATGTGCCGTCCGTCATTTTTATAGCAATTTTTATTTTTCCTTCTTCTGTGAGCGAGTTTTCGACGGAGGCGATTCCATTGCCTGTGTCGCCCTTGATTCCCTGTGCTCCCGAAAGGTCGCCGATGTATTTCCATTCGGTTTCGCCCTTGCAGTAGAGTTTTCCGGTGTCCGCATCCTCAACGCTTCCGGTGTCAATCATTGCGAATTCGTATGTTTCCACATCAGTTCCAGAAAAGTCCGCGTTCATCGCCGCAATGGAAGTGTACGTTTTCTTTATTCTAAAGTCTTTTCCGGCTCGTCCGTTGTAAACATTGATTTTACTTTCCGTTCCGTCCGTGAGCCTTACAGTGTACTCGTTCAGTTCTCCCGAAAGGGTGGAGGCTTTTGTCTGGCTTGCAGACTTGATTCCAACTCCGTCTGAAATTGCGGCGGTATCTGTCTTTCCGTCTGTGTATTCGATGTCGAGCGTGTTTTTTGAAAGTCCGTTTGCGTCTGTGGTCTTTTCAAGTGAATGAGATTTAATGCCGACTCCGTCCTTTACGGTTATAGAATCCTTTTTTCCGTCTGTGTACGCAACGGCAAGGGTGTTTTTTCTTAATCCGTCTTCGTCTGTCGTTTCGGTCTGGTTATGGGATTTTATTCCCACTCCGTCATTCACGGTGAAACTCACGTTCTGAACAAGCGTTGTGTCGCTGGATTTAAGCGTTACCGCGTTGCTTCTTAGTCCGTTCGCGTCTGTTGATTCGGTCTGCGTCGCGGCTGAAAGCCCTGTTCCGTTTTTGATTGTGAATGTCTTTGTTGTTGTGGTCTTGCCGTTCCTTATGGTGGCTGTAAGCTCGTTCTCCGCACTCGGTGCTGTTCCTGTCTTTGTCTGCTCAAGGTTTACATCGCAGCCGATTATTTTTTTTGCCTGCGCAAATGTTGCCTTGCCGACACCCTCGTTTTCAGTGTATGCAAGCACCAGCGATTCATCATTGAACGATAAATCGTTCAGCTCCGATATTTCCTTTACTTCAAGCTCGTTTGCCATTGTGTCCTCTTTTATTTATAGTCATTTTCGCTTATAAAAAAAACGCTGTTAAATACAAAAAGCCGGAACGCATTTTTCTGCGCCCTGGCTTTTATGTTTGAGAATGTATTTTATTGTGCGACTGTTTGTCTTTTTGCTTGGATTCCCCTGCGAATATAATAGCGCAAAGACGCTAGATTATAAAATCTCCAACGTCGCGGTTAAAACGAATTTTCCAGCATGCCTTTCAAAGCGGTTTCCAGAACCTGCGAGCAGTTTATTTTTTCTGCCTGGGCAATTTGTTTTAATTTGTTTGAGATTGTAACGTTTATGCGGACTTTTTTATTTTCATACTGTTCTTTGAATAGTTCCGGAAATGCGCTTACAAGCACAACAACATCTTCCAGGGACCCCGATTTTACATTTTCAGAAGGCTTTGGAAAAGCCTCACCGTCCTGCTCCATTCCGTACAAATGAAGCTCCAGAGCCTCTCTTGCGTTCTGCTGGGCTTCCGCAATATTTTCTCCCCAGGAAACGCAGCCTGGAATATCTGGAAAATAAACACTGTAACCGTCATCCGATTTTTCAAAAACTGCAAAATATGAAACTTTTTCCATTTTTATACCTCTAAAAAAATTATTTTAAACCAGCCTGCTTTAATATGCTGTTCAATGTTCCGGGTTTCAAGTCTCCAGAATGAAAAGGAAGTGTTACTCTTCCTTTTTTGTCAGGGTGTTTTAACTGATAATGAGAGCCTTGTATTTCCACAACATACCAGCCGTCTTTTTTTAATATTTTAAGAACTTCTTTTGCTGTCATATTGATATTATACATATATTTTATGCGTATTGTAAAGAAAAATATTCACCAAAGTCTGATTTTGTTGCAGGGAAAAATAAAAAGGGGATGTCCAATAAGTATCTTTTTTGTCATTTATAGGCTTGACCCGAAATTCTAAATGCATATATTACAATCATTTAGAATTTGTTCAACAATGACATTCAGAACTTATTGGACATCTTCCTTTTGCTATTTTCCTAGCGCAAGGTCAACAAGATAGCGGCTTACGGTCTTGCCGCTGGATTCCGCAAGCCGTTTTATTTCCGCCTCTTCTGATTCAAGGCAGGAAATCACGATGCGCCCTGTTTTCTTTTCGCCTTTTCCAAGCGCGCCTTTCGGTCTGCCGGAATTTGCGCGTTTTCCGCCCCAGTTATTCATTTTCTTTTTTATCCTTGTGTTTTCTATAAAAATAAAGCAGTATTCCAATGACAATCCAAAAAAGAATTACACAAATTTTTTCAATTATCTTTGACATAAATTCTCCTTACGGTTATTATTGAAAAGGAAAGGCTTGCAGATTTTCACCTGCAAGCCACCGACTTATTTAGATTTCCTGTCTAGCCATTTTGTTATGTAATACGACACTATCACAATAACAATCGCCAGCAGGAAATCAACTATTTTGTCGGCCCAGTAAAGTAGTACTTCCCTCACTTGGGTCTCCTTAGTCAAGCGTCCCTGACTGATTATTATAATATCGTATTTGATTAATTATGTCAATAATAAATAATTAAAAATATAATAAAATATTGAATTATATCTCCCGAATCTTGTTGTAAGGAACAATGTAGCCGGAATAAAAAAAGCCTTGTATTTCTGAAAAAAAAATACAAGGCTCGGATGTTAGGCGTTTTATTTATTGGCTTCATTGTAAAAATTTACACATTCTACAATCACAGCGCTTTTTGAAAGTCCTTCTTTTTCTGCAAATTTATTGATTAAATCAAGAATTTCTTGTGAAAGTGAAAACTGGACTTGTTTTCTTCCTTCCGGGGATTTCCTAGGGCGTCCAGCTCCGTCCCGTTTTCCGCCTGAATTCTTTCTTGCTCCGCCCCAATTCTTAGAATATTCTTTATCCGCTTCTTTCTTTGTTCCAGCCATTAAATAACCCCTCGTATTATTAAAATATTAATCAAGATAATTAAAAAAATAGAAATATAAAAAAATGTGTTTTTCATTTTGACAGCCTCCATAAAATGATTTATTATGAAAGCAAGGCACTCTCTCTAAGAGCCTTGCAAGTTTTTTTATCTAAGTATTACACTTAGAAGTGCAACGATTGAAGTTATCAATGCGGCAACTGCTGCTATCAGTTTCGCTATAACTTCAATCATTTTTTTTACATTTTTCACATAATCACCACCTTATCAGTGCTTTTTGCTCCTGATGTTTATATAATACTTTATCTTGCTGATTATGTCAATAATATTATGCAAAAAATCAAGGATTTTTTTAGTTTTTTTTTAAATCTTTGCTTGTCAGAATAATATGTCATATACCTCTGTTGAGATTATGTTTATTTTTAATATTGAAACCATATAAAGGCAAAGTCAAGGACATTGTTTGTAAAATCTCTTAATGAATTGCCAAAATCTCTACATTCAATAATTTTATATGGAACGGAAGCTTCTCCAGAAACATAATCGTAATCTGTAATAATTCCCATGTTTCTTGTTATTCGGGGGACTTTTCCTGTCGAATTTACAGATGGATCAACAGTTATGGGCGGAAGTTTAGAAGTAGCTCCATAAGAAAAATATCCGAACGCAATAGACCAGCAGGCAAAAGTGTTGAATTTGACAAGATAAATGCCTGTGTCTAGTTTTGTTATACTTTCAACATTATTTGTTTTATATTTTATTTTGCCACCCATAAGCCATATCATAGCGCGAGTTCCACCGCATAATGGTTGAGCTGTAACATAAGGATTTATGGTAGGTGTAGCTAAAGACTCGCCCTCAATGATTAATGATTTTTTTACAATCATGTTTTTAAGGATTCCATCATTCAGTGTTGCCTTGTTTGCTATTATGTTTCCATCTTTATCAACGCTAAAATTTTTCCCTATTTTTATAGTTCCACCGTTTATCGTCGACCCTTTTATTTCTGAGCCGTCTACTGTTCCCCTTACTGTAACATTATTAAATTCCGCCTTGCCGCTGTAGTCGATTGCCCAGCCTTTTGAGCCTGCTTTGGTGATTGCACCGTTTGTTATTGTGCCGTCGTAGTTTGCAGACTGGATTAATCCGCCGGTCTTTATTTTGTCATCAGATAAATCTGTTCCCTGCACGAGTTTTATCACGTTGGAGTAGAGCGTTTCAACTCTTGCCACTGCCGCCGCAATGTGCTGAACCCATATTTTTTTAGCCTTGATGAACTTTTTAACATCGTCTGAATTTTCAATCGCGGCAAAGATGTCGTTTATCGACTGGTTGTAGCGGTAGTCTGTAAAGTCTTTTATTGGCGTCCAATTGTTGCTCTCCTTGTGGTAGTCATAAAGATATGAATCTGTTGTGTTCAGGTAATAGTCGCCGTCAAACACTGCCGGCTTGTTCGCTTCGTAAGCCTCCTGATTGTCCTTGTAATGCCCCAGGTACATTGCTCCGCGTTCGCCCTGCTCTCCGAATACCGCGGTTATGCACGGGTCTGTGCAGGAACAAGTCTTGTATGAATTTGTGTAGATTGTCTTAATGTACGTCCATAAAAAACGCTTGTCTTTGGTTACTGTCTGTGGTTTTTCATTCCAGCCGGTTGAAGCAAGCGTTATTCCGCTGGACTTGTCCGTAAGAAGATAGTAGGTTTTCACGCTCTCAACGCCTGTTCCGTCATACACAACCGGAACATTGTTCTGCTCGATAAGCGTTCCGTCCGGGGAGTAGTAGCGGAATTTCAGCATTGTCGCGTCTTTGGGCGGCTCGAATCCCTTGTACAGAGTTCCTTTTGCGACTTCCTCTTTGAACGTTTCCGCAGTTACTTTTTCTTCTGTAAAGCTCGGTGCCACATCGCTGGCTTTCATCTTTTCAAGGCTTGTGTAGTTTTTCATTTAAGTTTCTCCATAAAAAATAACGCTCCGCTTTTATCGCCGTCGCCTATCACGGCATTGTCTCCGGCTTTTACAAGAAACGGAACTGTCGCGTGATAATATGTTTTCTTCTCTGAAAATGATTCTGTTGTTTCGACTTGCGAATATCCTGAATAGTCTTTTTCTTCTCCTGCCGGAAGAGTTTCAAGGGTTATTTTTCCGAAAATCGTATCATTTTCAGCGTTTCCGCTAGCCACTCTTTTTACAGCCCTTAACTGCTCCGGCTCAATGATTTCGCCTGTCTTGTCGACCTTTACTTTTTCGCCGTCAGGAAAAAGCATTTTGTAGATTTTTGTTGAATCCGCTCCGTAGAGCCGTGAAATCTGCGCCTGAACCTCACGCTCCACAACGTTCAGCTCGTCAATCCTGTAGATAACTTTTATGGTGATATAAAGCACGTCGCCTTTTAAAAATCCGGTTGAAATTTTTACTTTGTTGCCGTCCCACTGTCCGACCTCATCACCGCTTGAAAGGTATGCCTTGTATGTTATGTTATCGGTTATCTGCTTATCCATGTAGTAAAGATATGCGGATATATACACCCACGATGAGCCGAGTTTTCCGTCATTTGTTGACGGCACGCCCTGTGCTTCTGGCGAAATGTCCAGGGTGTATTTGTTTATGTCGATTGTGCTTGTGATTTCTGCTTTTGCTTCGGTAACCGCCGCTTTCACATCGCCGTATGTGAGCGCAGGAATTTTTGTCCCGGATTCTTTTCTTGCAGTAAGGTTTGTCTTGTATTCAGGAATAGCCCCGTAATCAAAAAGCGCATCGTTGTAGTCTTTTAGAGTGAGCTCCCAGCCGGAACTGTTCTGCTTTGCGCTATAGATTGTCATCTGGTTCGTAACACTTGTGAATTCTCCGTTTGAATCAAGAAAACCGAATGAATATATGTTTCCGTATTCAGGAATTATTTCACAATGCGCAGGGCTTGCAAGAGTAAGAATTCTTGTTTTTCCTGTTCCTTTGACTTTAAGATACAAAAGGCGTGAGTCAGTTCCGTTTTGCGCCTGTATGATAACTCCGTATTTCTTTGTCTTGTCCGTAAAGTCGCAAAGGTCTGAAACTTTAATCTGGCTAAGAAGTCCGTTTTCTGTTATTGCGCCGTGGATTATTCCGCCTGAAAGTCCGATTTTCATCTGCTTCATCTGCAAAAGAACTTTTGAGTAAAGCGGGTAGTAGTCGCCCTCGTGTCCTACGTTCACAATGATTTCACGCGGCTGGAGCTTTTGCCGTGCGTTTGCGCGGCGGGCGTATTTCATTGCCTGTTTTCCAGTTGTTATGTAGTTCAGCGCGGTTTCTGCAATTGTTTTTCCGGCGCGGTAAAGGGCGGCTGAATTTGTTTCGTTCGCCTCGTTTATGTACAGCGTGTTGATGTTCCATGTGGAGCGTTCCGTGTATGTTACTTTCTGTGCGTATGAAGCGCGGGCGAATGTCTTTGCCACGGATACGCTTTTTATGCTCTGCTCGTTCAGAAGAGCCACCGGAATTTCCTGTTTCTGCTCGATTGCGAACGTCCATTGTCCGTCCGCGTTCCTGTACATCGTCGCAAAACATTCGTCAAGAATCTGGTTCAGAAGATCGCTTTTCTTTGTGTCCTTTGTAACAATTCCGTCGCAGAAAAACTGTTCTTTTTCGCAGTATTCGTAAAGCGCTCCCAGGGATTCAAGGTCAATTTCATCATCCCGGTATTTTGAGTGGGGATGAATTTCTGTTGTAAGGATTTCAAGAATCCATGCGGCAGGGTTTCTAGTAGGGTAGCGTGTTTCAGTCCATTTTTCGCCGTTCCATATTCTGGCTGTTCCGTACGCCATGCAGTTTATTTCGTCCAGCGTGTCCTTTGTGCTGTCGTTGCAAAGAACTGTAAGCCCTATTCTAAGCGTCCGCTCGTTCCATGGGTCTTCTATTGGTGTCGCCGGAACAAGGTTGGAAGCGGTTGATTTCACCGCGTCATACTGCCAGCAGTTTATATAGCAAAGGTAGCACGTTTCCTGGCTGTTTGTCTCATCTTCCTCTGTTTTTCTGACAAGGCGCACGGAAATGTCTTTTCCAAAACATTCAGCCGCTGAAAATATGATTGAAGTCTGGAATCTTACGGTTTTGTTCGCGTTTATTTCACCGGTTGAAAGTGTCTGCGCGGTTTTCCAGGCTGGATTAGGGTCCGCCATATTGTTGCACCACTGGATTTCAACATCAACATTCTTGCTTTTCCATCCGTCGTCATAGCGCCTGAGCCCGTTGAACATAATGCATATATCTGCGCGGTATGTGTTCTGCTCCAGGTCTTTTGTGATTCCTTCCAAGTACTGGCTTGTGTCGCCGTGCTTGTGCGGTATTTCCTCGCCGTAGCTTGTGGAAGTGATTTTATTCTGAAGAACTTCCATATCTCCGGCTTTGTCTACAATCTGAATCTTGTTGCCTTTTGCGTAGTACGCCCCGGAATGGTAGTAATACTGGTTCAAGTTATCCAGGACGCTTGTGTTCGGCTTCATGTAGTAGACTTTTTCTTTTGTTCCGTCTGCTTTCGGTACGTCAATGCTTGTGTTGTAGCCCGCTAGAATCCGTGTTCCGATTGAAAGATTATTGATTACGCAGTTCTTGTAGCCCACAACAAGCGCGATATTCCAGTACTGTGTGTCGCCGTTTGTTCCGCCGATTGAATAGTAGCCGCTTGTTATCTTGTATGGCGCAGTGTACATTGAGCCCATTATGAAAGGAATGTTGTAGCCCAGCGCGTTCTTGTTCTTTGCGCCTTTAAGGAACGGAAGCGATTCCGGGGATTCCGCAAGTGCCTTGCTTTCGCGCTCCGCTTTTTCCGCCTCTTCCTGGGCTTTCTTCCGCTCCACCGCTCCGTAGATTGAAAAGCCTATTGCGACCGCGGCTGTTAGGATTGCGATGACTGCGCAGACTGTCGCGCCTGGAGTTTCCCGCACGAATATTATGTCGTTGTCCTTTATTTGGTAGTCAAGCCCGACGCTTTCGCCGCCTTTCAGAAAAATGCAGTGGGCTGTGTTTATTTCCGGGGCAAATGCAGAGAGCGCGTCTTTAAGGTTTCCGTTTGTTCTGAATGTCTTGTATTCTTTTCCAATTCCTTTATATACGTTTATTGTTCCCATTATAATACCTCGTAGACATTTGCAAGTTTCATGTAGGTTTTTGTATTCTTGACTGATGATATTCTGACGCCCTGGTTTTTCGTTGAGTGTATAAAAATATCGCTTCCAAGGGCTACTCCTATATGAAGCCGGCTGTCGTTTATTCCGTAGAATTCAAGAATTGCGCCTTCCTTTATTTTTTCCGTTTTTTTTACATTTATTTCAGGAAGAGTTTTTTTTACTTTAGCCCTGTCAAACTTTTCAAGGACAACATCATTGAGTTTTTTTCCGAAGCGTCTTTCAACTTCTATTGCAAGGCCGTAGCAGTCAAGCCCCTTGTTTTTGTCGCGCCCGAATTCTACAAACGGAATTCCGATTAAATCTGTGACATTTATCATGCGTTGCCTCTGTTCATGTCAGTGTCGAATTTGTACGGCGGAAATGTCATATCCATGCGGTCGTCGCTGGAAAGCTCAAAGTTGATTTCCATTGTTTCGCTGTAGCTTACAGAGCCGTAGAAATGCGTGTACTGCTTCAGCTTCTGTATTTCTCCGTTTGCGGCGATCAGCGCGACCACGTCAAGGCGGAAATTTTCATCCGCGTTTTCTATGAATTCAATGAGCCTGTTGTCCGCCCCGGAAATTTTCAGCGTCGCGCCTTTTCCGTAAACGTCCGGCGGAGTGTACTCAAAGCCGGCCGCGGAGTAGGTGTTTCCGCCGTATTCTATGTCCTCGTTGTTTCCCGCAAGATAAACCGGCTCAAGGCTTCCGCAGGAAAATTTCAGAAGATAAGGCAGGGCATAGGCTCCGCCCGAAAGATACTTCTGGAAGAGTTCTGCGTCGTTCATCAGTAAATCTCCTCAATTTCCATTTCAATTTTTCTTTGCAGAAGTCCGGCAGATTCAGAAGGAGCGCTCTTGAACCTGAAAAAGCCTCTTCCAAGGGCATGGCAGGTGAACACTCCAGCAGGTCCGCCCAAGACATCCGTGTACCACGTCCAGAAAGCGTTGTATTCGCCGTTTTTCATGCCCAACGAAAGCGAGCATTTTATTGTCTTTATGAAACGTGTGTTTTTAAGAAAAGTAACTTTTCTTCCGCTTGCGAATTCGCTTGTGTTTGTGTTTTCGCTGTAACTGTTTGTAAGCGCGAAAAACTTTGTGTTTACAGATGCGCTCCACGCAGTATATGTCATAAATATTTCGCTCCTTTCATTGAGCTGTTGGCGGCGGAAAGCCCCTCGTTGTAGACGCCGCTTCTAAGTCCTGCGTTTACAATCTTGTCAACAGTAATCTTCACCCTGTTATAGTCATTCTCCGCGCTTACGCTCACATCGTTCGCGGCGTTGTTTTCAATCGTTACCGGCATATTTACGGTAACCGGGACTTGTGTTCCCTCTCCATTTGCAAGCCGCATGAAGTTGCGCTGTTCCGCAGGATTAAGAATAGCCTCGCCCGAGTTTCCCTTGAATGGTATTTTGTCGCCGCTGGTTGAATTTCCTGTTAAAAAACCGCCTGTTGAGAATGACGGAACAGAAGGTTTTGCGCCCATGATTGTGGCAATCTGAGCCGCTCCCAACATTCCCGCCGCCACCGCGTTCAGGATGTTTAACGGAGGCGTTCCGCTTGCAAGGGCGTTCGCAACTGCCTGGGCCGCCGACACATTCGCCATCGCCAAATCCATAGTCCACTGCGCAAGCTTTATCTTGTATTCCCTTTTGGCGGCCTTTTTATCCAGCTCGTCTTTTTTCTGGCAGTACTCATCGTATGAGATAAGCCCCTCGTCGTACTGCATTTTAAGGGAATCCGCTTCCGCTTCTGATTCTTTCTGAACGTCAGAAAGCCGACTTTCCATTGCGCTGTTGAAATATGTGGAGATGTTGTTCAGTCCGCTTGAAAGAGTTCCCAGCACATTGGAAATGTTTCCGGCAATCTGCTGGAACTGCCCGCCTGCGATTGACTCCTGGAGTTTTTCAATGGCTCTGTCTACCTGCGAAATGTCAACGTCAATGCTGATTGCTCCGCTTGAAATCTGTTCTTTAAGAATCTCAAGGCTTGCAAGCTCGTCGCGCATTTTTTCAAGCTCTGTCTTTGATTCTGCCGCCCATTTTAAGACAAGCTCCTTTGTTGCCGCCGGGTCTTTTTTCAGCCCGACTATTAAAGCCAGCTTCTCCTTTTCTTCCTCCAGCCTTTTCAGCCGTTCCTTTGCCGCAACATTGCTTGTGGTAACAAGGCTTGTGTCTTTTGTAACAAGGTCAATGTAGCTCTGCTCAACGGCGTTCACAATTTCCTGCTGTGTCGCAGCCTCGTCAACGTCCTTTCCCATTGAACGCATTGCCTTGGCTTTTGCATTGATTGCGCTGATGTTCCTGTTCAGCTCGTTGGTGTTGGCCTTGATTAGCTCGGAGGCCTTGCTGTCGGTTTGGTTTGCGGAGTTTCTTTCCACATTCTGCATTGCCTCCATCTGCTTCTGCTTCTCTTCAATCTGCCTTGCGATGCTGTCGGCCTCGTCCTGGAGTTTTTCCATCTGCTCCTTTATTCCTGAGGATGTGGAGACGGTGGCCGTTACGTTGTATTCTGTCGCGGCAAGATCGAACCCCGCGCGCTCCGCCTTGAATTTCAGCTCCTCAATAAGGCTTTCATACTGCTTTATATCTTTCCCGGATTCTTTTATGGTTTTCTTCGCCTTCCTGTACTCGTCCGTTGAAAGTCCGGGTGTCGCAAGCGTTGTTTTTGCTTCCTCGGCGCTTCTTTTTCGGAATTCAATTATCCTGGAGTATTCGTCCATCTGCTTCTTGTATTCCGCCTGAAGCTCCTCTGTGTTTTCCTTTACGCGCTCAAGAACGGCCTTGTTTTCCTTTTCCTGCGCGGCCGCCCTTGTGTTTACTCCGTTTTTCTGCTCTTTTTCAAGCGCCTTGTTATAGTCCTCCTGAATTTTAAGAAGCTCGACCGCAACAGAATTCTGCCTGTCCTTCAGTTCTGTAAGTTCCCTTGCGGCGATGTCGCTCTGTTTCATTGTTGATTCGGACTGCTTGTTCGCGAAGCCCAGAAGCTCGTTCACCTTGCCGATCGCATTTCCCACTTTTGTTATAAGGTTTGTGAAAAGCACGTTCACCGGGCGGATTATGGCGGTGAATCCCATTCCCAGCTGTTCTTTTAAGTCGCCGATTGCGTTTGAAAGTTGTATTCCGCTACCTGTTGCCTTTGCGGTTTGTGCCGCCATTCCTTCGTACTGTTTTGCAATAACTTTTACAGCCTCGCCATTTTGAAGCTGCTCTTTTGTAAGGTTTTTAATCTGCGGAATAGATTCGCCAAGTTCGCCGGAAAGTCCTGAAAATGTTTTGTTCAGATTTTTTACCGCACTTTCCATAGACATCGCACCGCTTGCGGAAACATCAAGGGCGGCGCTCATTATGTCTTGAATTTCTGTCTGTGTTCTTCCAGCGGCGGCAAGTTGTGCCATGAGCGGCAAAAGCTGCTCGTCTCCAACTGTTCCTATTTTTTGAAGTTCAGAAGCAAAGTTTTTTAATTGCTTTACATTTTGTGCATTTAAAAAAGGATTGTTCTTTGAGGCGGTTTCAAGTTGCTTTTCAGCCTTTATTTGAACAAGGGCGGTTGCGTTTAAATCCTTGATTGAGGCGACGGCTTTTTTTATGCCTGTGGTGACTGCATTAAACGATTGTATTAAAGGGTTTATTTTTCCTGCTATTTTTATTATAGAATTTTTTTCTATTTTTTTAGCAAAAGAGTTTAATTTCCCTGTAGCTTTGTCAATTCCACTTTCAAAATCTTTTGAATCCGCTTTTATTTTTATATTTACATTCTTGTCTTTTGCCATTTTGATTTTCCTTGCATTGTTAGAAAATTGATATTAATATAGTCATTAGAGGGTATATTTATGGGTCTTATAATATTTCTTATAATATTTTTTATATATGTAGAAAAAACTGCATGGCGTGATAAAGACAATCCACCAATGACCCCTCATGAAACAGATGTTGCAAATGGTGGTGGTGCTTCTTTTGAAGATGATGATTAATTTTCCTTGCGACCACTCGATAGCTGTTCAAACTTTTCAAGCTCTTTCTGCTCCTCTTCTGTAAGAGGCTCTTCAATTTTCCACATTTCTTTTAATTTAAGCATTTGCGTCTTGTATTCGTTGCCGTCATTTTTTCGCGGTTTGTAGCTTCTGAATCCCATTATGTCGTTCAGTTTTGTTTCTTTTAATCCGTTTAATAGCGAGCTGAACTTATACCAGTGCAAGGAAAGTTTTTCTTCCATAAGGTCGATATTGTAATAATGAAAAAACGCGCTATATATAAAATCAGCGTCTTTTTCATAATCAAGGATTATTCCGTCTGGTTCTTCGCCTGTATCTTTTGGAAGTTCTGGCTTTGGAAATGCGAACTCGAAAAGTTTGTTTATTCCCTGCTGCCGGTCCGCAGGTATGTCTTCAAGATAAAAAAAATCAAAATCCTTTAGCTGATGATTTTCTTTTGTCATTCTTGAGAATATTATGTAATACTGAAAATCTGTTTGAATCGGGTAAATCTTGCCATGAACCTCTATGGAACATGGCAAGCCCTTTTTTGAAAGGTCAATCATCATGCGGCCGGCATTGCTCCGGCTGTAAATGTGACTGCTCCGTCCTCGCCAAATTCAACATATCCTTTGACTGATGTTCCGTTTTCGTACACTGTTGCAGAAATTGTGGAACTTGAAATGTTGAATTCATTTACCGCGACAGTCGCCTCTGTTTTGTCGGCGTAATAATAAGTCTTTTTTGCGCCGCCGGCTTCTGTATCCTCAATTTCCACCGAATCAAAGATTGAAACAATCAGAAGCTCCCGTTTTGCTTCTTCTCCAACTGCGCGCTCTTTGTAGAGTTTGTACAGAAGCTCAAAGTCCTTTTCGCCTTTGTAGGTTGTTACGGTAAGGTCTTCGCTGGGCTTGTAGTCCATAAGTTCGGTTGTAGGATGTTCATCCGCGATGTAGTCGCGTTCTTCCGTCTCCGGATTCATGCTCCTTGTGAACTCTGTGGCCTTTTTAATTCTTACCCAGTCAGGCGCATCGCTTGTGCCGCCGTTTAAAAAAACACCAATCTTGTGCTTTTTGATGAGTTCCGGTTTCATTTTGAAATCTCCTTTTTTAATAGTCTTTTGTTTCTGTTATAGTCAGTTCTATTTCTAGCCCTGTCGCCTGTTTTTCCACAGTTCCGCAGTCGTAGAAATATGTTATTTCTCCAGGTTCTATATCTGTTACATTTGTACCAAGTGAATAATCTCCAAGAATCTCCCGTTGGAATTTTTCCGCCGTTTCTTCCATTCTTTTTACAAGGGCAGGGTGCTTTTCGCCCCGGAATAAAAAAGAAACTGTAATTTTTGTCTCGCAGTCAAAACCGCGTCCAATATCTGTGTCTGTTATTTTTGTTGATTCCGGTATAACCAGGCATAAATTTTTTAATTCATACCTTGAAATGTCAAGGCTGCCGACAAGAACGTTATGCTCCGTATATCCGTCAAAGTTTTTTATGATGAACTTTTTTAGGTTGTCTGCGCATTCCATTTTTACCTCCAGTATTTGGCAAGGACTTTATTAACCATTTTGTCAAGTTCTGGCTTAAAATTGTTTGAATCCATAAAATTTTCTGTGGATTCAATGAATCCTTTCGGCATTATGTTCCACTCCTTAGCCCTTGCCGTAGGACCGGAATAGCCATAGTTTTGAACGTACGCCTTTGGAAATACTTTAGAACCGGCAGTTCCTTTTGGATAAATATTTGCCTCGCTTCCGTCTTTTTTTACACGAAATGAATAGGCTTTCTGAAGTTCTCCGGTGGAGCGGCTTCTGTTTTTTATCGTTTTTCGGATGTTCATCCGAACCGTCTTTACGCCTTGCCTGGCAATTATTCCCAGTGCCTGCTTCTGGATGCTTGTAAAACTTTTTGAAGTTTCTGCAAGCGCCCTTTGGACTTCTTCAATCTCTGCGTCTACTACAATCCACTGTGATTTTGCCATGGTTTCTCCTAGAAATTTCCGCCTTTTCCTTTTTTGAAGGGTTCTATTTCTTTTAGAAATCTGTCGGCCGTGAAATTGTTGAATTGTCTGCTTCCGGTTTCAGCAAAAGATGTTGAGGATACTGCAAGATTTCCGCCTGCGCTTTCCCACATAAGGCTTGCGAGCTGTAGTGCCACCGTGCGGATTTTTGCCGGAATTTCTTCTGGTAAATAACCCGCCGTGTATACAATCTCATAAAGACAGTCTTCATAAAAAACACCCTTGCCGAAATTGCTTTCAAGATAATTTTTACTTCGGATTCTGAACTTTGAAACATCAAAATCCATATCATTTATCTTGACGCTTTTAAGCTCTACAAGCGGAAACGCTTCCAGCTCAAAAAGTGAACCGTCATCGCCGTAGCTGATTGTCGTGTATTCTTTTTGCTCCGGATTATATCCTAGAAATTCTGCGACCATTTCTTGCGCCGCCTTTGCGTACTGTTCCGGCAGCTTGCTGTCTTCTGGATATTTTCCAATAAAATCTTCAACGTCTTCTGCTGTTATATACATTTAGTCCGCCTTTTGCGCATAGCCGTTTTTTATAAAGGCATCCGCAAGCGATTTTTCAACTTCCACTGTTTCGCCCGGGTCAAATGCTCCGTAACTTCCGCGCAGGATTGAATTGATTTTTATTTTCACAAGTTTTTTTTCACCGGCTGCCGGTGTTTCTGTAACGGCTGTGTTTTTCTGTGCCATAAGTTTCTCCTGTAATCATAAAGCCCCCTTTCTGTGTGTCGCAGAAAAAGGGCTTTGTTCAAGCGGTTAATTTACGCCTTGATTTTAAGTCGTGCAAATGCGGCCGGAAGTGTCGGCTGTCCGTCTGCGAGTGTATGTCCAAGGAATCCAATCTGATTAGTTCCTGCATACTTTTCATTAAGAACCGTAACATCAAGTCCTTTCCAGTATGCAAACCAGTAGTGGCTGAAATCTCCAAGAACAGCGACGTAACTGCCGGCAGTTTTTGCGGTAGGCGCATATTCACTTTCGATTACCGGAAGCCCAAGGATTGTCGCAGGCTCGCCCAAGGCGATAGCCGGCTGCCACAAGTAGCGTCCGTCAGTCGCCTTCAGCTTCATGACATCCTTTAATACTTCCGTGCTCATAACCCATACAGCCTTGTTTCTGTATTCCGGGCGGAGGCTCATCTTCATGTTGATAAGGTCATCGGCGGAAATTGCCGAGGCTCCGGTTTCAACATCACGGCTGGCCGGAATTCCGTCTGCGCTGGCAGTGAAAACTCCGAGCGGCTGATTTGATCCAGAACCGTTAATGATTCCGTTTTCAAAAGCGCTTGTAAGTTTTTCAACGATTTTATCTTTTGCAAGAGTGTCAATCGGGAATGCGCTTGCCGCAAGAATTTTCTTTGTTATAAGAATCTGCTTTACAAGGTCAATTGGTGAAAGTGAACGTTTGCCGAACTCCCACGCCTTGTCATAGCCGATTTCTGTGGCCGGGATTTCGTTCGTCCATTCTGCGGCTGTCGCGTCGGTTTTTTCATACGGAACGCCCAGAGAACCTGCGCCGCTGACAGGAAGTTTCCGCACGCGGCTGTAAAGAATGGCTTCTTTTTCCACTTCTTTAAGGATTTCGTGCAAGAATTCTTCCGGGGCAAGGGCAGCCGCTCCGCCTGGAGCTTCTTTTGTTCCGACTGAAAGGAACACATCGCCCGAACGTTTTTCCATTTTGAAGAAAGCTTTCTTTTCTTCCGTGCCGCCTGTTTTTTTAGGATTGTCAGCGGCGGGCGCAGGCGGTTCATTTGTAAAGCCGTCAAGAGTGGACTTTCTTTCTTCCGCCTCGATTTTTGCCACAACCGATCTAAGCTCCGCTTCTTTTTCAGAATAAGATTTTTTTTCTTCGTCTGAAAATGCCCTGTCTTTTGCGCTTTCGTTCATTGCGCGCATTTCGTTGATAAGAGTTGCTTTTCTTTCAAGAAGTTTCTGCAATTCGTTCATATTTTTTCTCCTTTTTTTTAATAAGACAAAATATTAAGTTCCCTTTGTCTTATCTCATAGTCAATTTGCGCTTTTTTCAGCTCTTTTTCCTTTTCTTTTTCCCTTGCGCTCTCCAGCTCCCGCTTTGCGCTCTCCAGCGCGGAAACGGCACGGGCTTTTATTGATGTATCTTCGTATGCAGGAAAAGTTACTGCGCTTACTTCAAATATTTTTTCAATGTCTGTGATTGTCCTTTTTGGATATTCTGAATCAAGGTTTTTCCAGTCCTCGCCACGCACTGTGAACATAAAGCTCATTCCGCTTACATCTCCGCGCTGTATTGCAGAGTAAAGGTTCTTTGCGTCCGTATTGTTTTCTGTGTCAAGGTTTACGCGGATGTGCATTCCGTCCTCCTTGACTTCCATTTGCATTGTGGAATTTGCGTTGTTATTTCTTGACCGCGCAAGGGGAGTCATTTCAGTGTTGTGGTTCACAAGAAAACGCACGTCCTTCATATCAGTTTTTGAAAGCGCATCGCGTGAAATGTATTCCTCAAAAAATCCCATGTCGCATTTTTTATCAAAAACGATTGGAACGCCTTCAATAAAAGTGCCGTTCTGTTCATCTTTGGCGGCACGAATCTCAAAATCAAAACTTCTTAATTCGTCCTTTTCTGTCTTAAAATTTGGTTTCATTCTGCAAAATCTCCATTTTGTAAATTTACAGGTATAGTCAAAATGGAATTTTTAAGCGTGGAGTAAAATGAAGTACATGGAGTAAATAAAAAAAACTTGCCGTCGTTGGCCGTCGTTGGCCGTCGTTGGCCGTCGTTGGCCGTCGTTGGCGAAAAAAAAGAGCCTGCCCGATTGAGCAAGCCGTATCTCATACGGATATAGTCAAAAAAAATATTTTTTTTGTTAAAAACTATTAACAGAATACAATAAATGTTATATCTTATATTCAGGCGGTTCGTTGAGCCGCGTAGAGAAAATCTTTGTTAAAGGGAGTAAGATGTGAAGAAATGGGTAAAAAAATACCTGCAAAAAGTATCATTACTACTAATTGCAGGTTTAATCCAAATCCTTGTAGCGGTCATCATTAATTTGATAACTCGCTAACGGGGAACAAGGGCGGCGGTTTTAGGACTTCCGCCTTTGTGTACTCACATTTTACTTCCTAGGGGGCTTATATGTCAACAGAAAACGGAAAAGAGCCGTTCTGGGCTAAAATTATTCTTGCGGTTGTTCAGGGTATTGTAAATGCCGTTGTGCTTTTTGTATGCCTTAAAATATTCGGGGTAATCTAATGGGCGAGGAAACAGCAGAAAAGCCTAAGTATGTCGGCTACGGCTATCACGGCGGCGGAAGAAAAAAAGGCAGCGGAACAGGCAGAAAATACAAGACTTTCAGCTTTTCATGCTCTCCAGAAGAGTACGAGCAGATAAAGCAAAAGATTGAGGCAAGTGGCTTGAAGCCGTCGCATTTCTTTGTTAAAAAGTGCCTTGAATAGTTTTTATGGCGTAACTGTTTTTTTGCAGTTACGCTTTTTTTTTATTTTGAAAGTTTGCTTAATCATTTTTTATCCTCTTCATCGTTATCGTCTTTGTCCGCGCCGTCCATTGCCTTGTAGTTTTCAAGCATAATGTGCTGGTCCGCATAATCTTCTTTTACTTTCGGCAGGTTTTCCATTTCAAGAACCTGGTTTAGCGTATAGATTCCGCTTTGCAGGCCTTTCACGTAGTTGTTCATTCTTGTGTTGTAGTCGGCGCGCAGCATTGTGTCCGTGTCAAATTCCACATAGCAGAAGTCTTGCATTTCCACCGGAAGAAGCCGGTTTAGATATTCCTGAATCTTTACAAGCCACGGTGTAAGAGTATGCTGTAAAAAATATGTGTTCGCCTGTTCCTGGTTCGTGAATTTTGAGTTTTCGCTTCCAAGCATAAAAAGCGGGACACGGAAGATTTTTGCAATTTCCTTTTCACTGAACGACCTGTTTTCAACAAGCTGGCTGTCTGAATTTCCGTTTATGTTGATTGGACTTGCGGTCAATCCTTTTGAAAGGATTAGCGGTTTGTTCGCGTTTTCTTTTCCGCCGTAGCATGATAAAAGTTGCTCTGTGAGTTTCTGGGAATCGTCCTTTGACCAGTTCTTTTGTTCCACCGGAACATTTACAAGCAGTTTTGAATGTATGCCGCCGTCAAAATACTTTTGAGTGTATTCTTCAAGTTCAAGCCCTGTTTTTGCTGAATGTGTTGAATATTCCATTGGCGACAAGCCCCGCAATTGATTGTATCTTATCGCAGGAATATGAAGCATTGCCGTTGTGTTGTATTTCTTAGGTACTCCGTCGACATAGTATTTGTAATAAACATCCTTGTTTTCATCCAGGCAGATTTCCACTTTATCCGGGTCGCAAGGGTAGAGCGCCCTGACTGAATAATCCGGATTGCGTTCAATAAAAATAAATGCGTTGCCTTTCAGCAGAAGGTGAAGCATTATCTGCTGTTTGAAACTGTAGGCTGAATCATAATAATTTGTGTTCTGTTTCAGGACTTTTGCAAGCGGCAGCTCTGTTACTTTTTCCCTTCCGTTCTTGCCTTTTTTGTACACATTAAGCGAAAGGCTTGCCACCGCGTCTGCGATTATGTTTACACAGGCATTGACCGTTGCATTTGCAAGAAGTTCAGCCGTTGACATTCTGGGTGAGTAATAAAAAATATTTCCAGATGTGTACTTTGACATTGGAAAACGTGTTGTGTCGTTCTTTACCTTTCTTATTTCAATTCCGAATATTTTCATCTAGCATTTGCTCCTGTAAATCTCTGTTTGTTTCTACGTCAACGGCGAATTCTGTTATTTTCAGCCAGTACCACAAAGGCATTCTCACAAAGCCGTTGTTTTCAAGTGTTACAACCGGTTTTCCATTGTCATCATAAGGATTTGGAAATTCTGCCTTTATCTGAATCGGTCTTGCTTCTGTCATTTTTAAGGTTCTGCAAGATGTCAAGGCTGTTATTGAAATTGTCTGAATCACTGCCAGAATGAAGCTTATCTTTTTTATTTTTCGCATTGTTCAAAATCTCCTGCTGCCGGAATTGAATACGGTTGTATTGGTTCAAAAAATCTGTCTCTTGTTTTTTCAGTTTTCCTTTATAGATTTTTCCCTGCAAGAAAATTGTAAGAATCGCAAATATAAGCGACGCCAAAAGAATCACGATTATGATAAGAAAAAACTTTGTCATTTTTTATTCTCCAAATCTGATTGATTTTACTTTGTCTAAAATCATATTGAAATAAACAGGGCAAAAGCACGCGGCGATTGCAAAACCGCTTAAAATGATGTCGTTTGTTTCTCCGCCGGATGTCATGAACTTTTTTGCGCACCATATCGCGACCCACAGGGCGGCTACAATCTGTGCCACAAGGCTTGTTGTCTTTGCCTTGTAGGTTTTCTTTTTAGGCGGTTCCCCGGAAATTCCGAACTGTTCAGCGGGCTCATTTTTTTCAGTTTCGCTTTCTTCTTTCTGCGCTTCTTTTCCTGTTCCGTGCATTATTCCTGCGTAAAATGCGGAGTGCATATCCTTTACAGAATAAACAGAATGATCATTGTTTCCTTTGTTCGGAAAGCTTTGTTTCATCCATTCGTCAAATTTCATATTTTAATCCCCCATTTTATAATACGAGCTTCCGCAGGTTTTCCTTTTGTTACATTTATGGAATTTACAAGGGAGTTGAACACAATTTTTCCGTCTTCAACCACCACCCAATGCCCGGAGTTGCCGTCTGCAATGTATCTTACTGGCGCAGCCTGTTTTATTTCCTTTATGTCTGTAACGGTTTTTTTTACAACTGTTGTTTTTCTTCCTGTGATGTGCTGTAAAAAACGTTCTGCGTCCGTTACTGTGCAATCCTTTGCGATAATTCCGGCTTTTATTGCGTTGTTCACAATGCGGATGTATTCAATCTCATTGTCAGGGTCAATTCCTGCGCAATAAATGTAGCACATTGCAAGACAGGCGTTTTTTCCTATTTCTTTTATGTTGTCTGCTATCTCAAGCGCGGTAGTTTGTGGGAATTTCATTGGCGGCTCTCCTTTTCTATAAGTCTGTCAAGTTTTGCTTCTATTCTTTGGCAGGTCGATGTAAGGTTTGAAACGTTGTTCTTCAGCCCCGCAAGTGTGCTTTCGTGCAGGTTTATCTTTGAATAGAGCTCTGTGAATTTTTCTCTTGAGTGTGAACGTTCTTCCTTGTCCCTTGTTTCGTTCTGGTCAAGCCTGTTGCTTAATCTTCCGAAATTAACGGAAAGTTTTGCCACAAGCGTTATCATTGAAAAAACAAAGCCTGCTACTGTTATACTAAATGTGATTATGGCTGTCGCATTCATTTTTTTTATTCCTTTTCTTTATAGTCAAAAAGCGTAATTTCGCAATGCGGATTATTTTTTTCATAGCGGTTTATGATGCAGATTTTGCGGACAATCTGCCAGTTGTCGTCTGCTATAACAAGGCCGTCCTGAAGCAAGTCCAGAATGCTTGTCGCCTCGTTGTCGCTGTCGCGTCTTGTCCTGTCTCCGTGGTAGAAAACCATTTTTATACAAAGTGGCGTGTCTATTGGTTTTGCGGGGCGTTTTTGGTGCAGAAGGCTAAAAAGACTGTCGGCGTGCCAGGCTTCAAATCTCCTGGACGGAATGGTTTTTCCGTCCAGGAGCGTGCGCCTTGAGTTCTTTTTTGCCGGGGTTTCGCCCTTGAAGATAAAGAAGTATTTTCGTTTTATGTCCATAAAAATATAGTCAGAACATAAAAAGCCCCGGAATTACGGGGCAAAAAAAACTATTTGTTTTTCAATAAAAGCACAAGATTAAGAATTGAAGTCAAACACATACAGAACAAAGTTATTGACCTTAAAATAATTATATTTTTGCTTTTAGATTTTATTCCGTCTATGAACTGCGGAATAAATGCGCTCAACATTCCTAAACTTGCAATAAAAATTGTAATTCTCATTTTGACAACCTCCATAAAATGTTTTATATTAAAGCAAGGCACTCTCTCCGAGAGCCCTGCAGAATTGGCTTATTTAAGCACAAGACTTAAAATGGTTGCAATAGCGGAAATGACGCTTGCTATTGCAACTATCCAATCTGTAATCGTAGACGGCTAAAGTGAATAAACTATTTTTTTAACAAGGCTTCGATTACAAAACGGCTGAATGATTTTCCGCTTGCTTCCGCCATTTTTTCAAGTTCCGCAATTTCTTCCGGGTAACCGGTAACTGATTTGCTTTTAAACAAGGTTTTTCTTCCGTTGGCAGGATTTTTATTTTTTGCTCCCTTTGGTCTTCCTGAACCTTCCCGTTTTCCGCCCCAGTTTTTTGATTCTTCCATTTTACACTCCAAACACTTTCATCATTACAACAACTGTAAGTCCGACTATTATGCCGTCAAAAAGAAGTTTTAAGAGTTCAAAAAGGACTGCCTTTAATTTAGTTGACATTTTCGCCCCCTAAGGGTAAAGTTTGAAGTATAAGGACAAGCCTTAGCGGTGTATAAGACTTGCCTTGCCCCTGCTAGATGTGTCTAGTGATTAAGCTCACCAGCACGCCTATTAGGATGTCGTAACAAATCCGTCGCAGCAGTTCGAGTGCTCGGCGGATTTTCTTTTTGTCAAGTGTTTTTATATCAAAAAACGGTTCTTAGAAAATTGCGTCCTCAATCTTGAAATTTCCCTGCGCCTCTTCATCGGCAAGCGCGACTTCAAGGCGGTTGTTCGCCATTATTGAAGTTATTACGCCGTCAATTCGCTTTGTGCTTTTGTTCACATCGGGTTTAATCGGCTTTATATTTCCGTTTGCGTCCGGCTTTACTGTTGCGCAGCTCACCATCCAGTCCATAACCGGATTGTTGTCAATCAATTTTCCGTCCGCAATAAGCTGCTCCCATGCTTTGGAAGGCTCGCTCATTCCTGTTATGCTCTGCGAAAACTCAACGCAGGTAAAGACATCGCTTAAATCCTGTATAAGGTGCGCCGCAAGGTTTCGGTCATAAGCGATTTCCTGAACATCGTAAATCTTTGCATCTTCAATTATTTTCTGGAACATAAAAGAGTAGTCTACTGTTTCGCCTGGAGTTGCAAAGACATAGCCTTCTTTTATCCAGCGGCGGAAAAGGTAGGAATCTCCGCGCATTTTGTTTTCTATCTGTTCTTCCGGAATAAAAAAATAGTGCTTTGCGTACCGTCTGCCGTTCTCCAGCGCAAAATACCAGGTAAAGGCGGTTATATCAAGCCGTTTTGAAAGGTCGATTCCGCCCCAGCACCTCAATCCTGCAAGATTTTTTTCAGAAAAACGCTTGTGGCATTTTATCCACTGGCTTTGCTTTATCCATACGTCAGCGACATTCAGCCATTCGTTAAGGTTCTTTGTGCGGAAACTTGCCTCGTCCGTGGACTTTTGGAGCGCATTTTTATACTTCATTCGCAAGTCGTCAATTTCTACGCTTACGCCTAGATTCGGATTTGCCTTATACCAGTTTTTCTCATTCTTCCAGTCGTCTTTTTTATCCAGCTCAAAAATCATGCAGAAGTACTGCTCGTTTTCGTATCCTCTGGCACGCTCAAGGATTTTAGAGCAGCGCTCGTATTCCTCAAAACATGGAACATTGCGGTCATTTCCTGCCGTTGTGATGATAAAAAGAAGCGGCTGCGTTCTTGCGGACATACCTGTTTCAATTACGTTCAGAAGCTCATCGGTTTTATGCGCGTGGTATTCGTCTATGATTGCGCAGGAAGGGTTCAATCCGTCCAAAGTGTGGGCATCGGAAGAAAGAGCCTGCATTGAGCCGTCTCCGCATTTCAGGGAATGCGCATAGCTTTGAATATATTTTCTTAGCGTCTTTGAGTATCGTACTGTGTTCTTGCAGTCCGCAAAACATCTTACGGCCTGGTCCCTTTTTGTGGCCGCGCTGTAAACTTCGCTTCCAGGTTCAGTTATAAGGTCGTAAAGCGCGACCCCGGAAGAAAGAAAGGTTTTGCCGTTCTTTCGTGCAATCTGAATATAAGCGCGCCTGAACCGCCTTAATCCGTTGTCAATTCTTCGCCAGCCGTAGATTGAAGCGATTATGAATTGCTGCCACGGTTCTGGAACAAGGTTTGTGCCGGCAAGTTTTCCTTTTGTATGTGTAAGCTGAGTAAAAAAAAGAATTGCGTTCTGCGCTTTTTTGTGATCAAAATAAAACGGAAATGTTCCGGCTTCCGCTTGCCTCACATCGTCAATATGCCTTTGAATTGCGAGCTTTACTTTTTTGCATGCAGGAATCTTATTTGTTGAGATGTCAGAAATGTACTGCTGGTAAGTGAATTCGAACATTCAGCACTTAACCGTTTCCTCTTAGGGATTTTATAAAATTGTCGCCTTCATCTTCTTTCTTTGGCTGTAACTTTATTTTCGCCCTGCCGGCTGGTGTTACTCCGTATTTCTCCATTGTCCGCTTGTAAATATCCATTGATTCGTTATATTTTGCAATCAGGTCAACATCTTTGAATTTGTTGAGTTTTGACCAATATTCCGCAATGCTGGAATTACTCTTCATTACAGTATTAAGACAATCTTGCGCCGCTCCGTACTGTATAAAAGCGTCTGTTATTGTCGGGATGTCAACGATTGTTATCAGTCCGTTTTCCTGTAAAGTCGGAACGATTTCAAGCCACTTTTTTTTTGCGGCATTGTTCAGTTCTTCTGGAATTGAAATTTCTTTTAATGCGTCAAGACTAACGCCTCTGTTTTCATGCCTGTCTTTTCTGTAAGTTCCGTCTTTGATATGTTCTTCTGTTGATTTTATAGGTCTGCCCATATAAATATAGTCATTTGAAGTTATATGCACCAAAAAAAACAACCACCGCCCCATTTTTTTTGACAATGCGCATGAAAAAGGGCGGGTGTTGGTGAAAGGCGTTTCCGTTTAAGTTTTTGAACCGGGGGGGGGCGATAAAAAATATTTTTAATTTGTTTTGTAAATGTCTTGACATAAATAAATACAATTAGTATTATAAGAATGTCAGGAGGTTTTGCGATGATGCGCAAATCGCATAAACGAAAAAAGCCACCCAAAGACGGTGGCTCTTGGCTCGTAGGTATTGGCACTCTTCTGCTTGGGATTGCCGCTATCTGCGAGGTAGTTTTTAAGATTGTTGTCTATCTGTCAGGTCGATAACAATCGGGTGTGGTAAGCCGAAAACTTACTACATCCTTAAACTACCACATCAGTTTAGAGGTGTCAACATGAATACACTTGATATTATACAAATTGTAATACTATCAATTGCGGGACTTGGCGGTTTAATGATTGTAATAGGAAATATAATAAGGTGGAAAAATGGCAGAACAGACAGAAAAGAAGTATAGTGGCTATGGCTATCACGGTGGCGGACGGAAAATGGCGGAAACTGGGCGTGTCCGTTTTCAAGTTTCCTGCCAGCCGTCAGAAGAAAAGATAATCCGCGAAAAAGCGGAAAAAGCCGGGCTTTCATTATCAAGGTTTCTTGTTGACCTTGCATTGAATGCATAGCGTATTATATGAGTTGTTTAAGTAATAACTTTTCACTCATATTCAATTTTTGTTACCTCTACAAATTCTGTTATTTGACGGTAAAACATTTCTTCCGCCTCTTTTAGGGAATCCGCATAGACACATAGAAACGACCAGCCGCCGCGTAGAAAGTCGTAAACAAAAGTAAATCTTTTTTTCATTTTCTTTAACCCTTATGGAATAGTGTCATTTTTCCACGAGCCCTCGTGCTATCTTTGTCTGAAAATCATCAAAATTCTTTTTGATTTCCCTGTGTGCTTCTTCCGTACTCATTCCGTCAAAGCAGTAGTCACCGCTTATGCTCCGCCATGGACACAACTTCCCATACTGTCGGTATGAACTTTCACAGTTATTGCATCTTGCTTTCAATATCTCATCTTCTTTCATTTTTTTCCAGCTCACTTAAAAATTGCTCTGCCTGTTTTTCTGCTTCTTTATATTTATGAGTCTCACCTTTACAGTAAAGCATATACGCTCTAATGATTTCTTTTGCTTTGGTGAGTTGTTCGTCTCGCTTTTTAAGATGTGGACAGGGGTCATCTCCTTTACACCAATTATTTAACACACTATCTGCTTCACCTTTCAATTCTGTGTTTTCCTTACAGATAATCTCAAATCCCTGTTGCAGTACTGGGTCTTTAAGTGCCATGCTAATTCTGTTTTTAATTTCGTCTTTAGTCATTTCACAATCTCCTTTGGGAGTACAATTTCTTTCCACCACAAGATGTCGTCCATATAATATTTCTCGTCATTGTGGTCAAAGAACAAGTTTACACTTACTTCTCCGTTGCAACCTTCATCGCAATTTCCCATTGCCGTAACTCGACTTTTATCTTTCATAACGCAGATAAAATACCTAACACTCCAATCTTTTGAGATTGAATCGTAAATATCATCAATGTCTTGTTTATGCCATTCGTTAGCCTTATTGTAGCCAAACTCTCTTTTATCACTTTCGTTACAAAAGTTATGATTGCAGTTTCCGCAGCACTTCATCTTTTCAACCTGCTACTCCAACTCTTCAATTCTCTCTTTTGCACTTCGGCAAATACTGCTTACAACAATGTGGAATGTTGAATAATTTCTGTTTTCATTTTCTTTGGCACATTGAAGCAATGCGGCTTTGATTTCACGTCTTTCTTTGTCTGTCATCTTTTTACCACCTTGTATGATTTTGGAAGTAGATGAACAAGCACATCAAAATAATGCTCGTTCTTTTTCAATTTCTGCATCAAATTCCATTATTCTATTCCTCCTTCTTAAAAATAATCTTGTTTATTTGTTTTTTGAAATCCGTCTGGGATTCTGTAAAACAAGCAAGATTCAAAACCTTTTCCGTTGTAGTCAATATCTTCCGCTGTTGTATAATTCAAATCATATCCGCCCATGGAATAAATGATTTGCGGACCAATCTTTTTAATTATACAAACAACAAAAATGCCGCTATGGTCTTGTACAAAAGACATTCCTTGAAAAATGTCTTTTGAAAATAGCCTTTCGCCCTTGCCGTTGATTGTGTCTCCAGCCTTTAGTTCAAGTTCAGGAAACAACTCTTGTACACATGATTTTTTCAAAATTGCCCCTTTTATTATTTAACACTCTGCTTGTTTTTTCTAAAATTGCCGTTTTCCTTGAACGTTTTTCTTGAATGGCAGCTCCAGCACATCGGCTGGAGATTGTTCTCGTCATAAAAAAGTTCAAGGTTTCCACGGTGCGGTGTTATGTGGTCCGCAATTCTTGCGGGCTTTCCGCAGATAAAACAGAAAGGATATTTTTTTAAGAATTCCCTTGATGTCTTTCTCCATTTTGCAGTTTCATAAAGATTGTGGTATTCACTGGATTTTCCTCTTCTGGTGAATACCTTGCGTTTTTCTGAAAGAAAAGCGTGAATGTGGCAATATTCTTTTCCGCATTCCGCCGTTCTTCCGCAGCCGTTTTTTTTACAGACTTTGGTTTTCATTTTCCTTGTTTTCCACACTCCTTTTTGTTTCTGAAATTTCAATGATTTTTTCGGTGTTTGTTGAGGCTGTTCTTTTTATTTCCCGAATCGGTTTGCCGTTAAACTCCATGCACATTGAGAGTAAATAATCGTTTTCACTCTTGTCATAAAGGGCGTGCATAACGCCTTCGTATGCGCATGAAACAAAGTTTGTCATCACATAAACCTGTCCCTTTTCTCGTTTGTATTTTTCATAGCGACGCAATACATATTCACAAGCTATGTCAGCCTTATATCCGATTTCATCATCAACCAGAAAAAAACGTTTTGTTTTCATTTCCTTGATAATTATTTTTTTACATAAAACCGTGAATAGCCACCATAATTTTTTAAAGGCGTTGATGTTGTTTTGTTTCAGATATTGCCACTGATAAAACTGGCATTTTTCATTGTCTGTTCCGTCAGCTTTTCCTTCTGGAATAACAATTTCCTTGTCATCGCCAAAATCAAGGAAATAATTATAAATTGTCTTTACGCCTTTCATAGTCTTCTTAACTCTCTAACAGATTCCCCCTGAATTTTTTTTCTTTTGCGCAGCACTGTCGGCATGGGCAACTGTCAAAATCTTCACGCGAGCAGTTTTTATACGGATTTCCAAATTTCTCGCAGAAGCATTTTTCCGTTTGCATACAGTTCACGCAGGTAAGATGCCCCGGAACTGGATAAGGAATATTCAGCCGTTTTATATTACGCGGATATTCGTTTCCAACTCTTACTTCAAGCGATTTTGCAAACGCAGATTCAAGAAGATTTTCCTTGGGTTTTTCTTTTGCCCTGTTGTAACAGAATACGCATATAAGCTGGTCAAAAGGGTAGGTTGAGTGGCATACCTTGCAGAAAGTCCATGCAACCAGCTTGTTTTTGGTCTCGCAGTTTTGTGTTGTTTGTTGTCTAATCATATTCGGACCTTCTGTTTGATAAAATCTTCTTTCAGCTTTTTGCCGTAGGGCGCAAGCTCTTTTTTTGTTTGAAAGTTCATATATGCGTTGCCTGTCGGTCTGCCGTCCGCAATCCAGTCATCCTTGTAAGCCTTGAAGATTTCCGGGATAAAATTGTTGTTGTCTTTCATCTGGAGTAAAAGCTGTTGCTCGGCTTCTTCTGGCGTCATCTGTTTTTCTACAGGCGGAGTTTCCCCCTCGGAATGCTCCAGGAAGTCGGATTCAAAGAAATTGCCGGGAAGCAGTTTCTTGAACCAGTTCTTGGTCACGAGCTGGTCAAAACTTAAATGGCGGCTGTAGCCTTTGTATAAAAGCGGATTTGTTGAAAGGAGCGCATAATTCTTACACGCCTTTATAACTTCGTCCGAATGAAGCCCCGGAATATTTTTATGAATATGCTGCAAGCCTTGATAAAAATCCCTTTGCATAAAAGAGATTATGTTGTTGTTACAGCAGGGCAGTCTTGCGGTTTTGAAAATGTTGAATATCTTGTCCGCATAATCCTGAGCCGGCTTAGTCTGCCGGGTGTCCGTGTGCGTGGATTCGGGCGGAAGCCCCGAAAATTCAGATACACATACATCATCATTAACAAATTCAGTATCATTAACAGATACATATACACTGCCCGACAACGCTTTTTCGGTGTCCGATTCGGTGTTTTCGGTGTCCGACAACGCTTTTTCGGTGTCCGATTCGGTGTTTTCGGTGTCCGACAATGTTTTATCGGTGTCCGATGTTTTAAACTGTCTAAGGTTACGGATTTTCTTGTCGTATGTTGAAGTGTCTGCGTCGATTCGGCGCTTTATCTTGAGCCAGATTGCATTCTCCAGCCCCGTAAGCTCAGGAGCGTTTCCGTTTATGCCATAGTCATAGATGTACATAAGAAAAGCGCCCTTGTATTCATCGGGCAAGTCATCGATATATTCAGCATGTATTACAAAAGATTCTCTTTTCATGTGTTCCGCCTGAAAAAAAATGCCGTCTGTCCGGCTGTCAAACGTCTTTCCGCTTTGCCAGTTACTAATCCATCCCTTTGCAAGGCTTTTTATATCAACCGCCAACGGCGCGATACAAAACTAATTAAAACGGTATATCCTCGGGGAATTCCTGCTGGACCGCTCCGCCAACCGCGTTGGCAAGGTTTTGAACCTGAGGCGGAATTGCCGCCGTCTGCGGTTTCTGGACAGAGTTCAGTGTCTTGTGAAAAAATAGAAGAGTGCAGTTGTTCGCCGTATGCGTCAAGCCGTCTGTTCCTGTGAATTGTTTCTGTCTGTGCTCAAAGCGCGCGGCGGTAACCTTTCCAATCCAGGATGAGAAATTGAAGTTTCCACGCTGGATGCCGAATGCGTCAAAGAATTCTGTCATTTTCCTGTTGTAGAATTCCCCTTCGCAGATAAAATGGATGTAATTCTCGGCGCTGCTCTCCACTTGAAGTGTTATGCAGTGCATCTGAAGCCCGGTCTTTGAAAGCGCATTTTCCGCTTTCATTATCCTTACCTTGTAATCTCCGTCCGAAATATCGAACGTCTTTCTTTCTTCCGGGGTGAAATTGTTCATAAATGCCATGTGCTATGCTCCTTGATTTGCGATGTTTTGATTTGCGATGTTGTCGCCGTAATATTCCCTTATTGTGGTGTCAACCGCCTTTAGGTCGTTCTCGATTTTTTCCAGCGCGAACATCTCTTCCGGCGTCTTTATTATGTCGTTGCCGGTTGTCCTTGTCCTGAAGAAATGCTCGCCCATTTCGGATTCGCATCTGATTGCAATGGTTACCCATTCCCAGATTCGTGTCTTTTCCGCCAGCTGTTTTCCAACGCAGCCGACACGGATTTCCCCGTCCTCCGCCTTTTCCTCGTGCATGGCTAGATACACGTTTACATCCGGCGGAAGTTTTTTTATGAACTGCACAAACGCCCAAAAGTCGTGGGCGATTGTGTTGTAGAATGCAAACACCGCATTGCCTTTCTTTTCAGTGCTTGAGCACTGGTCAAGATACTTTCCCGCCATTAAGTAGCCGCAGTCGTCTATAAAAATCGTTCTAATGCCGTTTTGCACCGCCATTCCCATCGCCTTTTGGATTACTCCATATTCGTTGTAGCTCAAAAGGTGGGTGAACCTGTTCTTGAATGGAAGGTCCTTATCCAGAACGTTTATGATCTGGATTTCTTCCGGGGCGAAGTTCTTCAAGGAGCGGCTTTTTCCGCTCCCGCTTTTGCCGTAAATGACAATCGGTCTGCCCATTTTTATCTCCTTTCTTCAAAAAAATATTTTTTTACCCTTCGTTTCTCCTTGTAGCGGTTCTTTACTTCTATCCATTCAAAGCCTATCGGAATCCCCTTGTCTTTCAGCTCGAAAATGCGGGCCGAAAGCCTTGTTTCTCCCAGGTCATTGCACGCCTGCAAGGTCGTTATGGAACCAAAATCTTTTATGTAGTTGAATACTCGTGTCTGTGTATTGTTAAGTTCTTTCACTGTTTCCTCCTTCCAAAAGATTCCAGAATTCTTCTGTATCTATTTTTTTTAAGAACCACAAGGCGCTTAGATATTCCTGAAATGTTATAAGTTTTCCGGCCCTATATTTGCTCCTGTGTTCATACAAAAAAATGTCGTCAATCGCCTGATACGCTATTCCTTGCAGAAGCGTCAGATTTTTTGGCCTGAAAGGTCTTCTGTTTTTTAAAGTATTCATACAGCTTTATCCCTGTCTTGTGCTTTAGGCATTTGCACAATGAATCTGTTTCTTCTTTTATGTTTGGAATTGTGTATCCGAACTCATCCGTCAAGGCCTCGTCTATGAAGTAGCCGTTCAATGGCGTGCCGTCGCTATATGACTTCAGGAAGAAAAACCTTGTTGTTTTCAGCGTGGCTATTACGTTGTCCGCGCCTTTTACAAGAATAGACTGCCCGCCCTTTCCTTCGGGGATTAAGATGTAAACGTTCATTGCTTCCCCTTATGCCTCAAGGAAAGCCGGAAATAAAAGCTCCAGCCCGACTGCCAGGCATATAAAAATCGCCATGAAGGAAGATTCCGGGGCGGAAGCCCCGAAAATGACGCTATAAAGGTTTCTTGCGGTTTTTTGCAGGAAACCCATTTTTTTTACCACGATGCCGTGGCTTGTCAGTGTTTCTGTCGCCCAGACAGAACCGAGTTTTACAGGTCTTTTTTCCATAATTCCCCCAATAAAAAAAATGCCTGCTGGAAGGGCTTCGGACTTCCGGCAGGCAAAAATATTCTAAACAGCAGAGTTGTAATATCCCTGCCGAGTTAGACAAGAGATTGATTTGGAAGCCTTTCATTATTAGGGCTGTCAAGCCCTAATAGGTTTTACTATAGTAAAACCTCGTACGTATTACGTACTTTCGAGTTAATAATAGTACGTGATACGTAATGTGTCAATTATTTTTGTACGTTTTTTGAACTTTTTTTACGAATATTTGATTGAGGTGTGTATATGGAATATTTTATTGACAGATTAGAAAAGGTATTAAAAGACAAAGGAATTTCAAAAACTGAACTTGCAGAAAAAAATGGAATAAGACGGCCTACAATTTCTGATTGGAAAAAGAACGGTGCTGTTCCTTCTGGTGATGTTTGCTTAAAAATAGCCAGATATTTAGGAGTTTCAGCGGAGTGGCTTATAAGCGGGGAAGAAACAAAGGACTATATCCCGGCGGAGGAAAAGAAGCGCCTTTCTATGCTCCGTGAGCTTACCCCGGAGCAAAGGCATACAATAGATGTTTTATTGAACGATTTTGAAAGGATAAATATGGAAAGTTTTAAAAAAGATTTAGGCTGATTTAAAAAAAAGCGGCTTTGCTCCCAAGGAAGTGTGTAAAAGGAAGCAAAGCCTGGATCATTTATGGAATTATGTGACCAAAAGGAATATAGCATTAAAAAAAATCCAAATCAAGCAAACCGTCCTTAACAGAATTCTTGCTGATGATTCGCAAAAAGTCAAATATCGGGATGTAGCAAAAATCCAAAGGCGTTTATAACCTTTTTGTAAACTTCGGACATATCCGCGCGGTCCGCGACAAAGTAAATCCGCTCAACGTCGTTTGTGCTTTGGTTGTTCGTTGTATGTCCCATAAGTGTCTCCACAAGGCTTGTGTTAAGGTTTGCGGTTGTAAGTATAGTCTTGTACATCTTGCGGAATGAATGGAAACATATTCCGTCCGCCCTTATCTGTTCAAGTGAAAAACCGATTCTGCCGCCTATCACTTCCGCGCAGTTGTTTCCGACTGTGCTGGGTGCAAGAATCTGTTTTTTTATCATCAGCTCAACGGCTTTTTTCTGGATTTCACCAAGCGGAATAGCGCGGTCTGAATATTCGCTTTTTGTTCCGTGAATCCTTAATATGTAAAAATCTTTATACCGCTCAATATCTGAAAGCCTAAGGTTTTTAAGCTCTGTGCGTCTTGCTCCGGTAACGATTGCGCAATATGCGGCCAAATCATATTTATCAAGATTTCCAGGATTCTTGAAATATCCCTTGAAATCTTCAATAGGGAAGCACATTCTTCTTTGCTTTTGGTGGGAGCAGTTCCGAAGCCCCGTAAACGGATCATTTTCTATAATCTCTTTGTCCACAAGCTGCTTAAATATCTTGTGCAGTATGCAAAGGTAATTGTTTACACTTTTTCCCGAAAGTCCGCCGGAAAGGAGTTGTTCCTGGAGTTTATGCAGGCGTGATTTTGTAATCTTTGAAAAATCTTCCGCATCATCCAGAAGAGCCGCCATTTTTTCGCAGGCGAAATTATTCTGCCGCAGCACAATGTCTGAATATTTCGAGCCGTGGATTTCGTCGTATTTAATCCATTTGCTGCCCTTTGTGTAATAGGAGCGGATTATGGACTGCGGTGTCTCTGATTTTTTTTCAGTTTTTTCGGAATTCTGCTCCTTGTAGCCCAATGCGAACTCGTAGGCTTCCTGGATATTTGTTTTTCGTGTGGAGATGGTTTTACCGCTTTTAAAGCGCACATAGAAAATGTCGCTTCTGCGGTACTTGCGGAAAATATAAAACGGACTAGTCAGACGTAAAGAATACTTATAACGGCGGTCAAGCATAAAAACTCCATACAAAAATCTAGGCAAAATGTGAAAAATACCTAGAAAAATAAATGTAATTAAG